CAAGGTGAAAGAGTTACTAGGAAGATCACCTGACTACTCAGATGCGTTGATGATGCGTATGTATTGGGAAGTTAGCGGTAAGATTCAAACTTTTAACCCAAGATTTTTTTAAAATAATACTTGCATAGTTAAAAATTATTTCATAATTTGTGAAGAACGACAACAAAGGAGTCAATAATGAGTATAGAAGATTATGTATCAATAGATAAGAATATTCAAACATTGAGAATGGATAGCTTCAAAACTTATATAAGTGTAGGTGAAAAACAATACCCTTTAAGCATTACTCAAATGCAAAAGATTTTTGAAGTTATCTACTCTAAAACAGAAATGTATGATAAATGGACAGTTAAAGAGCTTAGAGAAGCTATTGAGGATATAGATTAAAAAAATTAATGACTCAGGCGATGGATAATAAATTTAGGAGGGCTTTCACCTCCTTTTTTTATATTTATTAAAAACAAGGGCGATAAGGATTTTATAAGATGGCAGAAGAAACAACAAACGACAGGTATAATATTTACCCTTGGAGAGATGGTGACTGGACTAATGTCACCCTAGAAGCAAATAAATATCGCTTTTTAGAGGATTCGCTTCTAGGTACAGGTGGCTATCGTAATGGATGGTATTTGGTTCCACACAAGCGAGAAGATCAGAATGATTTAAACATTCGCAAATCTAAAGCGTACTTTTCAAACCAATATAGACCTATTTGGCAGGCTCACCATAAACCTATTTTCAAGAATGAAGCTACTAGGACGATAGTTGAGAACCCTCCACAAGCCTATACAGACCTGTATAATGTTTTTTTATACAATGCAGATGGCAAAGCTAACTCACTTCAAAGTTTTATGGAACAGGGCGCAGGAACTACTAAAAACAAGGGTGTATCTTTCTTGGTGATGAATAATGACACCGAGATAAACGCAACAATTGAAGATGTGATTAACTCAAGAAGTGGTGTGCCTTATGTGTTTGAAATCTCACCTGATATGGTTTACTCTTATGAGCAGGATTCTTTTGGGAACCTAACTAGCTTGAAGTGGTGGCAGCAAAAAGACACCTTAACCTTTGACCAATTTGGAAACCCTAACAGCTTATTGTTGTCAGAGCCTATTGGCAGCGGGTCATTTGAAAAAATCATAGTTGGAGTAGATGCCAACGAGTGGGCGGTTTATGACTCAAGCGGTGCGAACAAGATTCAATCTTTCCCAAATGTTATTGATGAAATCCCAGTTGTCAGATTAGTAGCAGAACCAAGCGATGAAGTAATCCCTGAAAGCTCTCTATATTCAGTCGCAAGGATTCAACACAGGATTTACAACTTAGCTTCAATTATTACGGATATATCGGACAATCAAGCATTCTCAATCTTGACTATGCCAATGACTGCTAATAGTGGTGTAGATTATGGCACTACTAAAGGTTTGGGCTATCCAAGTGATTCAAGTAGAAGTCCTGAGTTCATATCACCTGACGCACAACAGCTTAAGACCTTGACAGAGCTATACCACTCCTTAATCAATGAGATGTATCAAGCGGGCGTAGTGAGTCACCTTCAAAGATTCCAACAGAGTGCAGAATCCAAGGAGATTGACAGAGAGCGACTTAATGACCTCTTAGGCACTTTTAAAAGGCAAATAGAACAAGCAGAAAAGCAATTGATGCGTTTATTCGGGTTATTTGTTGGCTTTGATTATGAGTATAGTGTAACCTATTCAGATGATTTCGGGGTATCTACTTTAAACGAAAAAGCCGATATGTTCTTAAAGCTAATGTCAAGCGGTATCTCAACAACTTTTGCAACCGAGTTAGAAAAGCAACTTGCTTCTAAATCACTTGATTTTGAAGATGAGGAAATGAGGCTAGAACTCTTAGAGAAGATTGAAACCGAGAGAGATTCAATTCGTAATCAACAAGCTATTGAGAATCAATTTTAATGGCTAACCAAAGGCAGATAAACGAGAAGATAGAAGAGCTCATAAAAGGCTTTGACATTTCTTATGGTAGAGCGGTCGCTCCCTTTACAAAATGGCTACTAGAACAACTAAAAGACCCACAAGGGCGAACAACTCGCCAAATAGTTAATGAAGGTTGGGAAAAGTTTGAAGTTTCAAGTGCCATTGAGGGTGTGATCGTCTCTACAACTGCTACAAGTGCGACTATTCAAATACTAGCGCAAGACCCTGAAGCTATTGTTAATCAAAAGAAGCTAATCACCAAGCTAAAGACAGAGCCTTGGGCGGGTGATGGCGTTAATCTTAATTCAAGAATGGCTAAAGGCAACACTAAAACAAAGCAATTTATCACAAGAAGCGTTAAAGAAAATTTTAAGTGGGTTCGTGATTATGAGGACAATTTCAAAGAGCTTCAAAGGTTAGTTTTAACAAATGGCAAGGTAGATGAGTCTATTCTGCGTAAACAAGTCCGAGAAATGACGAGAGAGATTCGCACGAGTGGATTTAGTAGAGATTTTGAGAAAGAACTAGCTAGGCTTGAGAATGATATTAAAACACTTTCAGAGATGAATTACACCACAAGCGACACGAAAAAGGCATATAAAAGGTTTATGCGAGGTGTTAAGGGTAAAGAGCTAGAAGCCTTTGAGAAAGCGGTAGAGGAAGCAGTCAAAAAGAAGTCTAAGTATATTGCAAGGCGAATTGCACGAACAGAACAAGCTAGGGCGAGTACAGAAGCCTATATCCTTATGACTCAAAACGACGATGACCTGCAATACTACAAATGGAACCTGGACGCATCCCACAAGATACTAGATATTTGCGACGTAAATGCAGGGGCAGACTTTGGGCTAGGGCGAGGTGTTTACCCTAAAGACAAATTACCAAGTTTACCAGCTCACCCTCATTGTATTTGCTTTCTTACCGAATACTATCCAAGAGAAGAGATTAATCCAAGTGATTTTGACTACTCTAAGGGTGGCAATGAGTATTTAAGCAAACTTTCAAGGCGAAAGCAGAACGAAATCCTCACAAGTAAGGCTAGGGGCGACCAATTCAGAAAAGGCGAAAATTGGAACAACGCCATAAGAACTATTGAGGGCAATTCTCAAGTAAAAGACCCTAAAGTAAGGTTCAAAGAAGCCATCACCTCTAAATATTTATAATTATTTTCACTTTATTTTAAAAAATGGTTGTAAATTTATAAATTATTTGATAATTTATATAAAGCGACAACATTAAAATGGAGTTACGAATGACAAAAAAAGACACAGAGCTTTTAATGGATTGGCTCATTGACCTAGTACAAGACCAGTTAGAAGAGGACAAAATAGACCTATCACAAAGACCAAATGATGAGATTTGTCTAGGTTCTTTTCACAGGTCTAAGGAGATTATTTCTTTATTAAAAGAGGTTAAGATAGAGCTACAAGAGGGCTTATTGATTGAGGATATTAAGAAGGTAAACAAAATAAAAAGGGCTTTAAATGAAGCACGATAAACATTATGCAAGCAAAGAAATAGAGCCGATTCAAGTAATAGAAGAGACTATTGAAAGACTTACGGGTAAACTAGACCCTAAATCAGTTTTTAATATAGGACAATCCCTTAAGTATCTACTGAGGGCAGGACTTAAAGAGGGCGAGTCGGTTGATAAGGATTTAGACAAAGCTTTTAATTACCTACACAGAGCTATCAAAGGCGGGTGGGTAGATAGTGAACCTATTAACACCTTTGAAAGCCTTATGGATAAATACGGACTAAATAAAGCGGAAAATGGCTATTATACCTCAGTCTGTGGTCTATCTGTTTACTCAGCTGCTACACTAAAGAAAACAACTCCCAATATGTATAGAGTTTATTATACTGGCGAGGGTTTAGCTTCTATCCATTACTCACTTGATGAATTAGACAAAGCACTAGACGAATACTTTAACTAATATTTATATTTAACTTGCTCCCATTGGGCTGCCCTTACCTTTTTAGGTGGGGCTTTCTTTTTTTATATATCTTTGAAAAATAGTTATATTTATTATGTAAACTAAACCCTCAAGGAGGTCACTCAATGAGTGAACAACAAGAAGCACAACAAAATCCAGCTAATGGCGGGGATAATGTTGAAGGATTAAAGAACAAGAACACCGAACTATTAGGCAAGCTCAAAGCTGAAAAGGAAGCGAGTGCAAGCCTAAATAGTAAACTATCTGAGATGAGTGAAACTTTAAGTGCTTTAGGTCAGTTAGTAGGAGTTCAAGAAGGTGAAAGCATTGCAGATAAAGCGAAAGCTCTTTTACAAGAAAAAGAACAGAAAGCATTTGAAGCGATGAGTGAAACTGAGAAGCTATCTCACAGGCTTAAGTCAATTGAAGAATCACTCCAGGAGACACAGAGAGCTAAAGAGATGGCGGAAAAAGAATCTTTATCTTTGCGGATTGACGATAAAATTAAAGCGACTCTAAATGCACAGGGTGTAACGGAGTCAGACAGAATGGCTTTTGCTTTAGATGTGTTAAAAGCGAGAACACAAATCGATGGACTTGATGGGGATGCTTTCTTAGTTGGGGGAGAGCAGAAATCTATTAATGAAGTAGTGAGTGGATTCCTTGAGGGAAATAAGTTTTTAATCTCCAATCCTTCAAGGGGTGGTAGTGGTTTTAAGGGTGGTAGTTCACAAGATACCGACCAGGCAAACATAAACCACGCTTTGAAGAATGGGAACACAACTCAAGCAATGGCTCTAATGATGAAACAACAAGGTTTATAATTAAACTAAAGGAGAGCTAAAAATGGCTTCTACATCAGCAGTTGGTACAACTCAAAACAACCCTAATTACCTCGGAATGGTATTTGAAGCAGGGCAAAACGCAACACCTTTCTTAAATATGGTGGGTGGTCTTAATGGTGCAAGACCTGTCACTTCTTGGAACTTTGCGGTAAACTCAAGCTATGCGCTTGATACAGCTTCACAACCAGCTATCACAGAAGATGCTTCTGTTACAGGTATCACAACTTCAACTTATGCACGATCTCAAGCAGAAAATGCTATCCAAATCTTTCAACGCAGAGTGGATATCTCTTACGCTAATGAGTCTGACTATTCAACTCTTGCGGGAGTTCCAGCTTGGGCAGGTGCTAACTTTGTAACCGACAAAAGAGCCGAGCAAATGGCTGTTAATATGCGTCAATTAGCGGTAGACCTAGACTACACTCTAATTAATGGTGCTTATGTTCAGAAAACTGCTTCAAATGTGGCTTCAAAGACTCGTGGATTAACTAACGCAATTTCTACGAACTCAATTGATGCTTCTGCGGGTGCTTTGTCTAAAACTCTATTTAATTCATTGACTAAAACAATGGTAGACAATGGAGCAGACCTAGCGAGTGGTAACTGTGTAGTTCTAGTGAACTCTTCAAAGAAACAAGAGCTAACTTCTATCTTTGGACTACAAGAGCGTTCTAACTCAGTAGGTGGTGTAAATGTTGAAGTTATCGCTACTGACTTTGGCAACTTGAATGTGGTTTACGCTCCTGCGGTAGCTCAAACAGAGGTTATCGTTGCAGATATGTCTATTTGCTCACTAGCAGTTTTACCTGTTCGTGGTCAAGCTCTAATCGTTGAGCAACTAGCTAAAACTGGTGCGAGTGATCCGTATTCTATCTATGGTCAGTTTGGTCTTGACTATGGTTTAGAATCTAAACACGGAAAACTAACTAACCTAGCTTAATTAGTGTGAGGGGGTAAAACCCCTCTATCTATTTGGAGGAAAATATGGCTATTGCAAACGAATTTATTGACCCAAACCTGCGCTTAGGTGCGATTACTTCATTGACAGATAACTCAGGCGGAACTGCGTCAGATACGATTGCGGTTATTTCAGACGGTGCTACAGCTAATGCTATTGCGTCTCTTGCTGCTAAATTTGAAGCATTGAAAGCAGACCTAGAAGCAAAAGGTTATATGGAATCATAAGTCTTAGGAGGTGAGAGCCCTCCATTTTTTTAAAAAGGGAAATTATTATGGCGATTTTAAAATCACAAGAACACAACAGAAACGCAAGGATTTGGGATCCAGTAAAAGAGTGTATCCTATTCCGCTTTATTGATGGTGTTTTTGAAACAGATGACAAATATATTATTGAATTTTATGATAAGCACTTTGCTGGTGAAGGTCAGATTAAAGCAGATTACAAGGTTGAAGCTAAAGCCGAAGAGCCTGATGAAAAAGCATTGATTGAGGCAGAGATTAAAGAACGCTTTGGAATTGATGTAGATAGACGCTTGAGCCTTAAAAAGCTAAGAGCAAAACTTGCTCAATTAGAAGCAGAAGCCTAACAAAATGCCTATTTTGTTTAAACTTAATATGAAAGGCTTTGAGGATGCGATTAAAAAGCACCCTGAAAGGCTTTACAAGGAGTTAAGTATAGTGACCAAAAGGGTAGGCTCAGAGATGGAACTGGAAGCTAAAAAGAACCACCCTAAATGGACTACTAGAACAGGCAGATTAGTTAAGTCTATCAAGTATTTTTTTAATTCAAGTAAGGGCAAAGGGGTAGATTTAACCCTTTCTTTGCTTGATGAGAATCATAGCTTAGGTACGAAATACGGAAAATACCAGCACGAAGGCACAAAGCATTTAAAGGGTGATGGTTGGGTATATAGAGCTTTTAAGAAAAATGTAAACAAGCTCAAATCAGAGTGGCAGAGTGCTATTGACAAAGTAAACAAGGACTTTTAAAGATGGCTTTTTTAGTACAAGCAGATATTACGGACAAGGTGGCTATTCCTTTCATAGCAGATACTAACACAGATATAAATACTTACTTAGCTAAAGGTGATTCCTATATAGTGTCTCTTGCTCAGTCTAAGGGCGTTTTAGATTCTGCTAATATATCCACTCCAATGGTGATAGAGCTTAAAGAGTACGGACTTTCAAAGCTCTATATTGAATTATTCCAAGATGCCTCTTATGTGAATAATATTGAAGCCTTTGAGTCTGATAAATACAAGCAGAAAATGGAAGATTACAAGGTCAAAGCTAAAGAGATGGCGGAAATGCTTACTTATGAGATGATCACAGCAAGTGTGGAAGATGTAAGCGACAGAACAGCGACTTCTTTTAGGTTATATAGGGGTTAAAAATGCCAATTAAAACCGATATAAGAAATGCAATTGAGACCTCTATTAAGGGAATGACCCAAGTGGGTGGTTTTAACTTTGATTGGGGAAATAGCTCCTTTAATCGTGATTTAGCTTTGACAAGTTTCCCTAATTTCTATGTGAGGATGCCAACAGAGGAAAACTTAGATTTTGAAAGTGGTGAAACTAATTTCGGAGCTTATGATAATACTACCGTTACTGAAATTATTGTGCATTGCAAACAGACAGATAGTGCCTTAGACCCACAGAGAAGTGGAGAGGATGAGCTAGACCTGGCAGAAGATGACCTTAAGAAGTTATTTGCGGATAGTGGACAACAAGGAACAGCACTAGGTTCAGTAGGTGCAACTAGCTTTATGTATATAGGATATGAGACAGAGTATTTTACAAGTAATTCTCTTTATATTCCTGAAAAAAGAATTTTTAAATTTAGGTTACAATACACGCAGGATAGATTGAACCCCAACTTAATCGCTTGCTAAAGGAGATAAACAAAAATGACAAGTTTTAATATAGCTAAACGCATATTAGTAGCAAAAAGAGAGAGCGTTAAGGGAACTGCGGAGACCTTAGCGGATGCGGATTTTGATGTAAGAATGAGGGGGATTGAGTTCACTCCTGATTTACAAGGTGGTGATACTGAAAGCAAGTTTGCAACTGGTGACTATGGTGGTGACACTGCTATCGCAGGGATTAAGGGAGCGACTTTTACAAGCTTCACGAAGCTATCACAAGGTGCTACACTAGGAACTGCTCCAAAGTGGGGAAAATTGCTAGAGTCTTGCGGTGCGGTTGGTACTCAATACACCACTACAGGCTACGGATATGAGCCACTACAAGCAGGGGATGCTCAGACCTCTACCTTTGCAAATATGGAAATTTCAGACGATGGAACTCCAGTAGGCTTACAAGATACTGCTAAGGGTGTGATGGGTAACTTTACACTAAGTGCAGAGGGCGTAGGCTCACCGCTTAAAATTGATTATGAGTGGAAAGGTGCTTTTACAACTCTTGCAGATGTGGCAAATGGTGATATTTTAGCTTTGACCTCTCCTGATACCTCAGTAGGTGCGAGTTTCTTAAATGGAACTTCTACCATTGGTGGTACTGCTTTCTGTGTTCAGTCTTTCTCTTTTAACGCAGGGAATACAATTGAATACTTACAATGCCCAAGTGAAGCTTCAGGCATTAAATACGCTACTATCGTTAATCGTATGCCTACAATGACTATCACGATGAATGCGCCAACTGCTTCAAGTTATAACCCTTACGATGTAGTTAAGAATAACACAGAGGCAGAGGTAGTGCTTTCATTTGGTTCGTTTACATTCACAGCACCTGTTGCTCAAGTTGTTAATTATTCCAAGACTGATATTAATGGTCGATTAGGGTATGAGCTAACACTTAAGCTAAACAGAAATAGCGGAACAAATGCAAATATCTCAGATGAATCAACTTGGCAACTATTACAAGGCGCAACTGCTTAAACACTAAGGAGGGGTAACCCTCCTATTTTTCTATAAAGGGCTAAAAAATGGAAAAGAAAATCAAGATTCAAAAACTTAACGAAGCCGAGCTTTTAAAGTTTTTACCACTATCACAAAGTGCAACTCACAAGTTTACATATAATCCTAAAGTAGATGGCAAAGAGGTTTTACCTAAAGAGTATAGACCTACTTTTGAGCTAAAACAGATGGATATTAGAGCCAAAAAAGAGTTCAATATGCACAAGGTTAAAATCCAAAGAGATGCCACCTTAATCCTCTCAAATCCTGAAAGAGAAGATGCTATAAAAAGTGGCTCCGATGAAAACGAGAAACTACTTAAGCTAGTCAAGGATTATGTGGTAGGCTGGACAAACTTTAAAACAGCTCAGGGTGAATTAATTGACTTTGAAACAGGTTCAAATGGAACGATTACTTTTGAGTCATTTATGCAGATTCCCGCTATCATTCAAGCGAATATCATACAAGAGCTAGTCTTGATTAGTGGCTTGACCTCACAAGAGGAACTAGGTTTAAAGTATTAGCGGGAGTTCATAGTGGGGCGATAGTCTGCGGAGACAGGGATATTGATTACCAAACCGCAGACTTTACTAGAATGACCGCTTTGTGGTATGACGATACAGAGGAAGGTGTTATTTATGAATATTACGATCACCCTAGTAAGCATATCCCTCCTGTATTACTTGATTGGTATGAGGAATACAAATACTATCAAGAGTTTCAAGGGACTGCGCCTAGTTTTGAATCTTGTAATCTTAGATTTTTTGAAGCAAAAAACATTTATGAATATTATTTGAGCTTTTGGAAAAAGCCGAGAGTAAACAATGAAGGATTTAGCTAAATGGCAGATATAACAGCAAGAGCTATTTTAATAGACAAAATGACTGCACCCTTGAAAAAGATAGGCGATACTGCGGGAAAAGTAGGCAAAGATGTTCAGGGTAAATTCTCCGAAGCTAACGCACAAGTTAAGGGTTTAGGCTCTTCAATGATTAGCCTAAAAGGTGCTTTTGTAGGTTTAGCAGTTACAGGGGTTGGAGTGTTTGCGAAGTCTATCCTTTCTGCGGGTTCAGAAATGGAAAAGCTAGAGACTCAATTCAAGGTTTTGCTTGGTGATATGGACAGTGCAAAGGCTAGGATGCAAGAGCTTTCAAAGTTTGCTCAAACTACACCTTTTCAACTTACAGAGGTGGCAGGAGCTTCAAGAATATTACAGACCCTAGGTGGTAATCTACTAGCCACAGGCGAAGGATTGAGAATGGTGGGCGATGCGTCCGCTATAAGTGGCGAGAGCTTTGAGAATCTTGCGGTTCATATTGGTAGAGCTTATAGTGGTTTACAAGCAAATAGACCTATCGGAGAGTCTATGGCAAGGCTTCAAGAATTAGGTTTAGTTACAGGCGAAACAAGAAACAAAATAGAAGCCTTAACAAAGGCAGCAAAAGGTAAAGAAGCGTGGAATCTACTTGAGAAAGAATTGAGTAAAACTAAGGGCGGAATGAATGAGCTTTCACAGACGCTAGGCGGGTTAGTCTCAACTTTAAAAGACCAGTTTCAAGGAGCTTTAAGGCAACTTGGCGAAGGTGGATTTTTCGAAGCAGTCAAGGGCGGGATTAAGACCTTAGTAGATTGGTTCAATATTCTTTTAGACAATCAATTTTTCACTAGAATTGGGGCGGGTTTTGAATATCTATCTAGTGGATTGACCGCTTTCTCTTTAACTGCTATAACAGGCTTTCAACGGATTTGGGAAGTATTCAAGCTCACCGAGTTAAAACTAAGAGAACTTGATGTCGCTTTTTATGATTTATTACCCGATTCTTTTGTGAATAAAGAAGCCTTAGCAGAGTCAAAAGCGAAACTAAAAGAAGCAGAAGATGCCTATAAAAGCGTACAAGATAGCGCAGACAATACCGCTATTGCTGCGACTGAATCGTGGACTGATGTCGCTAATGCTTGGGATAAAATGGTTAATGGAATACCTGTTGAAAAATACAAAGAGAAAACTAAGAATATCGTAGACGATACTAAAGATACTAAGGATAAACTACTCAAAGAACTTGAAGAGTTGAGACGCAAAGAAAAAGAAATCCTAGACGAAAGAAACCAAATCAAAAAAGATGCTTTAATCCTTGAAGGTGAAGTTAGAGACAGAGAGATTGAGAGAAGATTTGCTCAACTTGACGAGGAAGTGGAAAAGCACAAAGAATCTCAAAAAGAAATCACAGAGAACGAGAGACTAGAAAGCGAAAAAAGAAAAGCCCTTAGACAAGCAGAATGGAATCTAGCTTTTACTCTTACAAGCTCACTTTCTACCATAGCAAGAAACGCTTTAGGTACAAGCAAGAAAAACGCAAATATGCGAAAAGGCATTGCTTATAGTGAAGCGGTGATTAATACAGCTTTGGGTGTTTCAAAAGCTCTTGCTAGTGCACCACCTCCGATTAACTTTATAAATGCGGCTGCGGTTGGTGCAGCGGGAGCAGCACAAATATCTACTATTGCTACTCAAAAATTTGCCACAGGTGGTATCGTTAAAGGCAATGGCGGGAGTGATTTAGGCGACAAGCAAATGATACGAGTTAATGCGGGTGAGGGTGTGTTTACTAAAGAGCAAATGAAGGCTTTAGGTAAAACTGAAATAAATATGCCTATCACTATTAACGGAAATGCAGACCAAGGAGTAGTTAATCAATTCTCAGAGATTGCTCAAAGTATTATTGGTGCAATCCGCAATGGTGACCTTGACTTAATTAATGAACTCAACTTACAGACAGCATAGGGGTTAAAATGGCTAGACCTGCTTATACTTTAACAAATAGCACAGATTCAAGCACTTTTGACTTTGAGTACATAGAGGAAGGTTATGAGTCAAATATTGAGCTACCTTTTGCCCTTGAAAAGTTGGAAAATGGTCAAATAAACATTTGGGATGATGGTGCGACTTACGATAAATACACTTGCAGTTTTAGTGCGGTTTTAACAGAAACTTCTTTTAATTCTCTTTTATCGGTTTACAATGCCGATAGAGGGGCAGATTTTACCCTCACACCTAACAATGGCGGGGGTTTTAGCCCTTTCACACCTGCCTATGGTGATGGGGGTACTTTTACTTTTAAAATCGTGAACTTTAAGCAAAGCGGAACTTTAGACGAGGAGCGCTATCAATGGTTTAGAGTGATCTTTGAGGTTGTTAATAGTGGCGCATTGCCAAGTTATAGCCCAACGACAGGAAATGACGAGGGTAGCTTACAGATAGGTACTATTGGAGGCTTACGCTATCCAATTGGAGGTTATCAGCCTAGTGTGGACTATACGCAAACAGCGATAGGAACTGCCAAAGTGGTAGCTTATTCGCAAGATTGGAGCGACTCTGTTTACAATACTAAGATGAATCTAAGACTTTTACACGATAAAATGAGTCTTTTAGTTAAGCATTTGCTTTCAGAACGCACGAATCAAATTTCTATATTAGTACCAACAGGGCATTTTCCTTATGGTGCAGAAAAGGGAGACAATGCGAGTTTTACAAGTCGCTTAATCTCAAGGCAAATAAGAGTTAAACACCTTGTAAATAAACGGTATGAATTAGAGTTAAGTTTTCAGAAGGTGTAAGTAATGGCAAAGTATTCTTTTAGAGTTGAGATTGAAGTAACTGCCGACACCTCACCAACAGATTCAACAATAGGCTTGGCAAGTGGAAAATTTATTTGGATAGCAGGAGAAAACTACACCTACTCAAGTCTCTTGAGAGGGATTCTCTCAGATGATTGGGTGGACTCTATAAAAAAGTCTGTTAATGTTTCAAGATTTGGCGATGTGGCTAACATTGATGGTTTATCCTTAAAGATTAAAAATACCTCTAAATTTTGGACTCAGTTTATTACTGCTTTTGGTGATAATGCTAGTTTACACGGCTCAAAAGTCTCTATTTATGAAATGAAGCCTAATGGCGGTAGTTTTGACTCAACGCTTGTCTATGTAGGTTATTGTGACCTACCAAGTTTTGACAAAGCGACTTATAAAATACCTGTAAGGGGTGCGGGTGATGTTAGAAGCTCTTATTTAACAAAGCCTATCACGAGTGACTTTTTAACCTATAACAATGGCTTTTTAGGTATTACGGAGTCAATGACTGACGAGGACGCATTAGGGAAAACTCTGCCTGTTACCTTTGGAGAGCATAGCAAAGCATTTTTCTTGAAAACAGGCGAGAGAGAGTATATAGGCTCAAGTATTTCAGAATTTGCTACGCATTACTCTTTCCCTGTTGATGCAAAATTTAATGCTGAAATTTATGATATTAAAATCCTGCCTGATTCTTCAACAGGTTATAGCTACAATATTACAGGGTTAATAAACTATGGTAAATGCTTCTTAAAAGTGACAGAGGGTACAGGCTCAGGAGAGATGTCACTTATTGAGAGCTATTCTTTTGTTGATTTTAATATTATTAGGGTGACGCTTCAACACCCTTTTAGTGTGACAGATGGTTTAGTGGCGGGTGATTCAATAGTCCAATTTGTAGAGGTTGAGAGCCAGTATAGTGGCGACTTTTGGCAATGCGATGGTTACTATAAAGATGACACTAGAATTACTTATGGGCAGGATATATACAACTTTAACGATGGCTTTAATCTTTTACCCTCTAATGTCATTGAAGAAGAGACTTTAAACTCACTTGAGAATACTTTAGCGGACTCACCAAAATATTACGAAGATGGAAAGCTAATAGGTTTTGAGTTCCAACAAGATAAGAAAGCTACAAAAACATTTGCAGACCAAGCAAGTTATTGGTTTGGATCTTCTTGGGTGTATAGCAGTCATTATGGGTGTTTTGTGCCAAGCTCTGCTATTGCTTTTGGTTATGCTACAATAAATAATGATACAGGTGGCGATACAAGAAAAAAAGATGGTTCAAGTCCAGCTAATTGGAATATTTATATGGATAACACCATTGGCGCAAATAGAGATTTTATAAAAGCCTATGAAATACAAGTACCTGACAATATTCCTGATTCTTTTGATTCTGTTTCATTGGTTTTAAAGTTTGAATTTATCTCAACTGCAAACGCAAATATTGATTTTAATGTGGTTAAGAAAAAGTGGTGGGAATCTTCAAACACCGAGCTATACAGAAAAAACACATCTTTAACAGGTGGCGATTTATTCAGATTTGATAATTCAATAATAAGCTATGAGAGCGTGAACTTAGATACTTATTTTTGGTCTAGTGAGGACTTTGTACTGCCTGTAAGCCCTTATACTTATGGTTCTTCGGGTTATGTTAAAACCGATATAGGCGTAAGCTCAAAAGAGGAGCTACAAGCCATAGCAAAACTTTTATTTTATATGAAGTTTGAAGCATCATCAGGCGCACAAACCATTGATGTTTCAGTCCCTAGTGTCGCTTTTGCTTTTAAAAAGACCTCAGACACTTCAAAAGGAATTTACACAGAGTTCAAGGGTAGGACTTGGAAAGATAATGTTTATCCTACTTTAGGTTGGAATGCAACAGAGCTAATTAACTCACCTATTGAAGCACTAGCTCACACAAAGCTATTGCAGAACTACTCAAACGATGGTGTAACCGCTCCTAGTGGTGGTTGGGGTGCAGATTACTCAGGTATTGCAGTTGCAAGTGCTTTAAACCTTGCTCAGAATACAACAGGCTCTTTTTACCATAATGACTTCACAAATTTTGGTTGGAATGACTGCGAAATATCAAAGCAAGTAACAGATTCAAAAGACAGCACTACAAAGTCACTCACCAAAGACCTATGCAACAGATTCTTTTTAGTGAATTGGGTGAATAATTATGGGAATGAGTGCGTAGCGCAAATTGCACAAAAAAGCTCTTTGTCAGTTACAGAGACGATAACTCAAGCTCAAATGGTTTCTTGGGGTGACAGAGTAGAGCAGGACTCACGAAATATCTTTGTTGAGCCTTCTGTCTCTTGGGGCTATAATCCTGTAACGAAAACCTTTAAAGGCACTATGTCCATCACAAATGTATCTAGTAACTTGACTTTAGAAAGTGACAAAGCAGACGCAGTCAAAGGTTTAGATGGTTTTTCAGACTCCTACAAGGCTTCTCTATGGGATTTATGCCGAGCTTTGTATAAGTACTATGGTGTGATTAATGAACCGCCTAAGGTATTGAGTGAGCAAACTTGGATAGGCAAGATTACAGACGCAGATTGGTATTTAAGGAAATGGATTCGCTTTATGGGTGCGGGTGTGGTCAATGGTTCTGCTAAAGTAGTGCCTAAGACCTATTTTGACTTTGTAGTACCTTATGAAGTTGGGCGATTGTGGGATATAGGAACAAGAATAAATGTACAAGTTCCAAATATTACAGACAACTCACCCTATGAAGCATTTATCTATTCAATTAGCAAAAATATTGCGGGGAAAATGCCCACAATTAGTGTCAAGGTGATTTTATTTGACCAAGATGTAATAGAGGAATACGATATACAAGACTCTTATGATTCAACACTAGATACTTGGCAGGATTCAACGGACTCAGGCCAAACTAACATACAAGACGAGGTTTAGAAAATGGCTACACCTAAGCACATTTTACGAATACACGATACAGAAGCAAACTTGATTGCAAATCTAAAAGATACGCAAATTGCTTTTGCAACTGACACGAACAGAATTATTTGGCGAGAGGGTTCTAGCTTTTGGACTTTTGACGCAGGGCTAAAATGGAATGGCACTAACTTTGAGGGAAATGAAGTCTCAACAGGTGTTATTAAAGTTTATCAATTCAACGGAACGGAAGCCCTCCAAATTGGTGATGGTGGTGGTAATCCTAACCTACTCACTACAGGCATTTTAACGCTAAATGCAGACCAATTGAAACTCACCTTAGCAAATACCACAGGATCAGCAAGTAAGCTCTTAGCAGTTACGGGTGCGGGTAAGGTGGTTGAGATTGATGTTATTGCCCCAACTATGCAAGAAACTTACGATAATAGCTCAGACCCTGAAATCTTAACAGATGCAACGAGGGGGGCTTTAACTTTAAAACGTGGTTCTACTCTTGATTCTGATAATGTGCTAGAGGTTTTAAATGGTGCAGGAACTACTACTTGGGCTGTTAGTGGTGATGGTGTAGCAAGTTTTAAAACTACCACAAACGGAAGCCCTGCAACAGGTGATGTTTGGAGTGATGGTACTAGAACAAATATACAAGGAAACTTGGGTATTAATGGTACTAATCAAGGGATTCAAGGCAACAGAGGTGATGACGATTACTTGTATATAACCAACAGGTCAAGCGTAAATAACGGAGCTAACATAAAATTGATTGATAGTTCTGTTGATGGGGAATATGGTAATTTAAGAATATATACTACCGATGTTCTTGATTGGTATCAAAATTACATTAAATCTTATGTACCTATCCGATTTGATTCAACTATATCAAATCCTAGTCCTATTAATGGCGAGATTTGGTACGATGGCACGAATTTACTTGGGCGAGAAGGTTCAGTAACTGGTAAAATTGCTTATAAAAATGTAGATAATAACTTTAGTGCAGACCAGACCTTTCAAGGCAATGCAAACATAGGCGATGTTTTAAACCTAGCCTCTACCACCAACGCATCACCTACTAATGGTGATATATGGTATGATTCTACCACAACGGAGCTAATGGCAATAGATTCAGGTGTGGACAAGCATACACTTTCAGTTGGTCTAGGCTACCTAAATGGTGCGGTTGATACAATTTCAAACGGCGACACACAAACATACTCTAAAGTATTTAGAACACCTGCAACTTGGACAGGCTCACCCTATTCAGGTGCGAACGGAGATAATCAAGGGTACTTATTCAACTTTTTAGCGGGTTCATCATTATACGGAACGCAACTATTTTTAGGTCAAGATGGCTGGAATCAAGGCGAAGCCAAAGTCAGATGTTTAAATAATGGTACTTGGGGTGATTGGCAAAATATTTTTATTTCCAAAGATGGTGCTAATGGGGTTCTACCTTTAAGAACTGCCACAAATGGCTCACCTTCTAATGGTGATATATGGTATGATGGAACGAATGTAAATGTTCAAGGCGATTTAAAGGTAAACGCTAGTAACATTAACTTCACAGGATTGCCAACAAGCTCTGCGGGGCTTTCTGCGGGTGACTTGTGGAACGATTCAGGAACTTTAAAAATAGTATAGGAGGTCATAAAATGGCATTTGAAAAAGAAGTACAAAAAACAGAATCAGTTGGAGCTTATCAGATTATCTTCAATGATGAGAATAAATATGCAACTATTTGTTATAACGCAACCGATAGCGAAGGTTTAAAGCGATTTGTTGAGCAAGTTAGTATTCCTTTTGAGAAACTTGCTCAAGACGATGCAGAGCTTTTTAATTCAATGATTGCAGGGATTCAGATTCTATGTGATTCATATAACCCAGCGAACCCTAACAAGCTTGAACCTTAATATAAAAGCCTTTTTTTAAATATGATATACTATTGAAAAACAAACCTCAATATTATATCATAAAAAAGAGCTATCTTTATGATATGAATGAGGAATTAATTACAAAAGCAGTTAGTGATTTATTACTTACAGGTGGAAGCTCTACGGGGGTGACTTTAGTTTTAGCTTATGCTTATTATCAATATAAGCACAAAGAAAAAAGCGAAGAAATAACAAGAGATATGGATAATCTTGCAGGAAAACTCAAGTCAGACCGAACAGCATTTAATCAATTTATGTCAGAATATAAGGAATTAGTACGCAGATTATATAAATTAGAAACAAGAGTTGATGACGATATTATAGAAATAAAACAGCATCTACTAGAAAATATAGACAAGCAGAAAGATTTAAAAAACGCTTATGCGATGCAAGAGCTAAGGATAAACAACGCAGAGGTCAGGGAGCGACAAACTGATGATGAGGTGAATAAAATGGACTCAGATATAAAACTATTGAAAAATGATTTAGATTATATGAGAAGAGATATAGGCGATATCAAAACAGCTATTTCTGAATTGACAAGAGTTGTTACAGATATGAAGGACGAGCTTATAAAAGTAGTTGCGAGGGTAAATTGAAACTAAATCATATTAGCTCAACTGAAATTATTTTAAAGAAGCTCGAAGGCAAATGGTGGGAGATTGAGGAAGATTTAATCATTTGCTGTCGCT